GCCAATATGGCGCAGGGAACTCAGGCACACGAAAGACTACAAAAACTTATTGCTACAATGCCAGAATTTAAATCTGAAGAAGAAGAAATTGTTAACGAGTATCCCCCAATTAGAGGCTTCATAGATTTAATTATGGAGTATGACGGCGAAACTGTAATTGGAGAAATTAAAACAGCAAAGCAGGAAGTTTGGGATACAAGACAGTCTGAGATGAAGCCTACTGCCAATCACATGCTTCAATTGTTAACATACATGAAGCTAAAGAATGCTAAAGAGGGCTTCTTTCTTTATGAAAATAAAAATACTCAAGAGTTAATTGTAATTCCAGTTTCAATGAATGAAAGAAATACTAAGATTATTGAAGAGGCGTTTACATGGATGAGAGAAGTTTGGGATAACTTTAAAGAAGGCGATCTCCCTATGCGTCCAGAGGGGGCATCTAAGTCTAAAATGCCATGCACATATTGCCCAGTTAAAAAAGAATGTTACGCTGGACTAATTGGTACTGTACAGATAGAGTCACATAAGGTGCCAAAGCTATGATTTGTTCCAATAAGGAATGCTCTAAAGAGTTTGAACCAAAAACACATAATCAAAAATATTGCACAGATGAGTGCTGCAGAATTGCTACTAATAGAAGAATTATGGAAAAGTATTATGAGAAGAAGGCTATAAGAAATGGTGCAAAACGTGGGTGTAGATTATGTGGCACACAATTAAGTAGATACAATGAATCTACTCTATGTTCTTCATGCACACGCAAAATTAATCATGAGCAAAAAATTAAACTGTTAGGATTAATAGATGAGATTAGCTGAACTAATTAAGACAAAAGCAAACAGGGTACTCGGCATAGATGCATCAACAAACTCAGTAGCTTTTTGCCTTATGGAAGACGATAAGCCAGTTAAGTGGGGAAAGATTGAATTTGTTGGGTCAGATATATTTGAAAAAATACATGACGCTAAGAATAAGATGCACGTAATGCTTGGTGAACTTAAGTCAGACTATATTGTAGTTGAAGGGGCTATTCTAGTTAGATCTCCAGATGCTGTAATTAAATTATCATATGTTTATGGGGTAGTTATTGCTGAGTTAATGTCTACTGGAGCTAAGGTAATTACCATATCACCAAGTTCTTGGCAGGCCTATATAGGGAATAAGAATCCAACAAAGGATGAGAAACAGGCAATCAGGGTAAAGAAGCCAGGGTATGCGGACTCTTGGTATAAAACCCAGTTGCGTAATATGCGTAAGCAAAGAACAGTAGATTACTTTAATAACAAATACGGCCTGAGCCTAAATGATTTTGATGTGGCAGATGCATTTGGTATTGCCCACTATTCAAATACGGTATTGACCGAACGATGAAATTATATCAAAGCGAAGAGTGGTTATACAGAAGGTATGTTGTTCAAAAAAAGACTGTTACTGAGATTGCTATTGAATGTAAAAGCTCTGCTATGACTATACAGAGATACCTAACAAAGTTTGGACTAATTAAAAAAAGATGAAATTCACACATAAGGTATTTCATTTAGAAAAAGATGTTCAAAGAGAAGAACTATTTAGTTCTATGAATGACTATATAGGCCAGTATTCAGAAGAGTTAAATACCAATACAATTAACATTTCTAACGATACAGATATCGAGGATTTTTGTAGACAGTATCCCTTTATAAAATTTGATAAGGCTGGGTATGAATTTAATAGCGAATCTGGGTGGAGATATGGAGAGCTTGGAATATGGGCAAGCAATATCTCTGCATATATAAATTTCTTAAAATCAGATAAAGACTATCTAATTTTAATGGAAGACGATATAGAGTACTTCCCAGGATTTTTTGAGAACCTTGTAAAGTATATGTCTCAAATAGATGAGGAATGGGATCTATTTTTTTACTATGCTCCTGGGAATACAAATACTGGGGAGTTTTATCCAGAGGAAAAAGACGTATGCCGTTCCTATCAAGACTGGTCATGCCTTTGCTATGTGATTAACAGAAAAGCAGCACAAAAAGTTATAGATGATTTATATGACAACATCATATCTTTACCAATTGATTATTATTATTTTAGACAGCCAGAGAAGTATATTTGTTATACAGTAAAGCCAACCTCAAAATTGTATTGCAAGATTTCTGGATTAGAGTCAACATTTCAGACAAAGCAGCAGAGAAAGGTTTTGACATAATGGGATACTCAGATCCAGAAAATAAACCATGGGCTATTGAGAAAATTAAAGAAATAAATCCGAAGACTGTATTGGATTGTGGAGCGGGAGCTGGTACATACTTAGATTTAATTAAGTCTAATATGGGGAACAGCGTAATTGTTTTAGGTGTAGAGGCATGGTATCCATCAATAATTAAATACAGTCTAGAAGAAAGATATGACTTTATATATCCCGTAGACGTAAGAACTATAACTGATTTTAAATTTGACCTAGTCATCCTTGGAGATATACTAGAGCATATGTCTATAGAAGACGCCACCACGCTTTGGAGTAAAATTGCAAAGGATGCCACCTATGCCTTAATATCTATTCCAATAATTCATTATCCACAGGGGGCTGTGGATGATAATCCATATGAGGTTCATGTAGAAGAAGACTGGACCACAGAAAAGGTTTTACAAAACTTTAGCAATATAGTAGAATACAAAGAGTTCCCACAAACAGGAGTCTTTATAGCAAAATTTAGAGAGGAAGATAATGCTTAAGCCAGTATACGAAGATGTAAAAAACTTTAGTTGTCAGGATTTATACTTACGTTCAGTTGGAGCACCAGCTGGAATGAAAATATGGGACACCTGCCACGAGATAGCACACATGCTAGTTGAAAAAAATATTTCATACGGCAACTCAGCCTTGGAGCCAGCAAGGATATTTTCAACGGCGGACTCAACAGAGCAATTAAAGGTAAGAATAGACGACAAATTAAACAGAGTAAAGAATAACCAAGGCTTTGCTGGAGATAACGATATAGATGATTTAATCGGATATCTAGTTCTATATAAGATTGCTAGGGCAAAAATTGATCAATCTAGTTGATTTTTTAGTCGACTAGGATTATAATGGATATCTATGGAAATTGAACTAGCCGATCATTATGATCGCATGAATAAAGTAATAAGCGAACTATTGAAGGGTAATAATCCTACCCAGATTGCCACTATAACGGGCTTTAAGCGATCAGAGGTTATAGAACATATAGACCAGTGGAAAGAAGTCGTTAGAAACGATTCTACGGCCCGTGAAAGGGCAAAGGAAGCCATCAACGGGGCAGACCAACACTACGCCATGCTAATTAAAGAAGCCTGGAAGACCGTAGAGGATGCAGACCAAGCAGGTCAATTAAACGTAAAGGCTACCTCATTAAAGCTAATTGCTGATATTGAAGGCAAAAGAATTGGAATGCTTCAAGAGGTTGGACTTTTAGATAATGCAGAGCTAGCAACACAGATAGCAGAGACTGAACATAAGCAGGACATCCTTGTAAAAATTTTAAAAGAAGTTACTGCAAATTGTCCAAAATGTAAGATGGATGTTGCAAAAAGATTATCACAAATTACTGGAGTTATCGAGCCAGTAGTACTACAGCAAGAAAGCTTAGATGGATCTTAATTTTAATGACCTAATTGATATATTGGATGGCGAAGAGTTTGATGAGCGTCCAGTAGATCTGCACACATTTGTAACTGGAGCAGAGTATCTTGGCCTGCCACCACTTTCCGAATATCAATATACATTGATTGAAAAATCTTCTCAGATTTATAAAGAGGCTACTCTTATTAAATTGTTTGGTGAAGAGGATGGTCGCATAAGATTTAAGCAAACATGTAACGAAGTTGTTGCTCAATTGGGTAAGGGTTCTGGAAAAGATTATTGTTCTACTATATCTGTAGCCTATATAGTATATTTACTTTTATGCCTTAAAGATCCAGCCACATATTATGGAAAGCCTCCTGGAGATACGATTGATATTCTTAATATTGCTATTAACGCTCAGCAGGCAAACAACGTTTTCTTTAAAGGATTTAAAACACGTATTGAAGATCCCCATGGTTTGTAGGAAAATTTGAACCGAAAGCTTCTGAAATTAAATTTGATAAAAGCGTAAATGTTTATTCTGGTCACTCAGAACGAGAGGCTTGGGAAGGATATAACGTTATCGCTGTTATTCTAGATGAAATATCAGGCTTTGCCACAGAAAATACTACTGGACACGATCAGGCTAAAACAGCTGATGCTATATATTCAATGTATCGTGGATCCGTAATTTCCCGTTTCCCAGACTTTGGAAAGGTTATATTGCTTTCTTTTCCACGTTTTAAGAATGATCCAATTCAAAAATTTTATGATGCAGTAATTGCAGAGAAAGAAACAGTTGTTAGAAGTAAGCTTTTAAAGATGGAAGAAGAGCTTCCAGATGGCACAGAAGGAAATGAATTTACTGTTGAGTGGGAAGAAGATCACATTAAGTCATACCTTTTCCCAAGAACATATGCAATTAAGAGACCAACATGGGACGTTAATCCAACTAAAAAAATTGAAGATTTTAAGGTAGACTTTTATAGAGACATGCCAGATGCCTTAAGCAGATTCGCATGCATGCCACCAGAAGCAGTAGATGCATTCTTTAAGTCAAGAGAAAAGATTGAGAAAGCTTTCAGTAACACAGCGCTTGCCATAGATGATTTTGGAAGACTAGAGTCTTGGTTTAAGCCAGACGAAAATAAAGAATATTTTATGCACGTAGACCTTGCACAAAAGCATGACCATTGTGCAGTAGCCATGTCTCATGTTCGTAATTGGGTTAACATCAAGGTTACCGATACATATTCACAGCCAGCTGCAATTGTAGAAGTTGATGCGGTTAGATATTGGACTCCAACAGCAGACAAGTCTGTAGACTTTTCTGAAGTAAGAGATTATATATTATCATTAAGATCGGCAGGATTTAATATCCGCTTATGTACTTTTGACAGATGGAACTCTCACGACATGATGCAGCAATTAAGACAGTATGGAATTAATAAAGAGATATTGTCTGTTGGTAAAAAACATTACGACGATATGGCAATGATTGTTTTAGAAGAAAGATTATCTGGACCTCACGTACCACTGCTAATAGATGAATTATTGCAGTTAAAGATTATGAGGGACAAAGTTGATCACCCAAGAAAAGGTTCCAAAGACTTGGCTGATGCTGTTTGTGGATCTATTTATAACTCCATAAGAAAAACTAAAAAAGATAATGATGATGAAGTGCAAATACACACTTACGACACACTAGTTTGGGATAGGGAAGATGAGACTACTGTAAGAACCAATCTTATACGTCCACCAAGGATGCCAGAACAGTTAAAGGATGTACTAGAAGGAATGGAAATACTATGAGTATATATCAAGATAAAGCTAAAGAATGTAAATGTTGTGGTAAGCATGTTCCACTCCCTACAGTATTAAGGGAATACAACGGCTTGATGCTTTGCCCTACAACATTTTCAAATGTAATGGAATATAAGAGGTTGTGGAAAACTATTGGGTCTAGGCCTATGGGCAGTATTAGAAAACATTTTTCTGATTATGTTCAACAAATAGTAGAGACAACCATTGACAAGAATGACGATGGCACAATACAATAGGCTAACCGCAGGTAGCCAAGTTGGTTAAGGCCCCGAACTCATAATTCGGT